ACCAAACCAGCGTTTGCGGCTGGGTTGACAGTGGCATAACGTGGCGACATCACGGCAGCATTTTCGTTCAGCTTCTGCTGTGCAGCAAGAAGAACAGCCGAAGTAGCTGGCGTAGTGCCGGGCGTGCCGACAGTGTTACCGATGGTTGCATACGCATTTGCAACGTCAGCGTCGATGCTGGAAGCAAGCTGCGAGATACGTGGCTTGAGAACGCGCTCTGCGAAATCGTCAAGCTGCATGGTTAATTCAGCAGTCGTGAAGTTGACGCCGATGTGCTTCTGGTTGGCAACGGTCAGAGTTGTGAACTGCTCGTTGTCATCCTGTACCTGAAGGGCTGCGCCATCAGTTACAAGTGCGCGGTCTGGAAGACGGATACGCAGGGTTGAGCCAATCTTGGCGCCTTCAACAGCAAAGCTGTCGTCGTACTGACGGTTTACGTTACGTGTAAGAACAAGGTTGTTTTCGAGAATCTCAAGCGCCTTGCGCGTGATCATGTCGATTGTTAAAATCGAGTTAGACATGGTAATAATCCTAAATTATCTGTTGCGTTGTGCCTCGTACTTCTTGATCTGCCGTTGCCGTTCTGCCTCAATCCAATCTGACGTACTCATGGACTTTACGGACCGTGGGTCTGTCGTATCAAATGTCGGCGCACCAGAGGTGCGGGCAGTGACAGGTGCAATCGGTGCCGGGGCGTTGGAGGTTTTTTTGAACGTAGGTTCGGCTGTAAGCCGCGCCTCGATCATACCAATTTCCCTAGCTTGCAAAATGGGGTCCATACGCGAAATACGCTGGGCGTCTTTTGTGTTGATGCCTAAGTGATAAATCACGTCGGGACCAATATCGGACGCTTGTATTGCCATCGCCATCGCGTCGGTGATTGGAAGGTTGGGGTTGTATGCGACTTGTTCAAAGTCGTCATATTTGTCCCGCGCCGCCTCTTCACGTTCGTGATAAGACTCTAGCATTGCACGTTGCTGGCTGTCCTTTTCACGGCGTGCCAGCAGTTCTTCGGCTTTACGTTCGGCCAAAACCTCTGCGTAATCCTCATAAGTCTCAAATTGATCAGGGGTAATGTCGTGGATCGGCTGCTGCCGTGCCTGCATTTCCTCTGCTCTTTGAGCCTGTTCGCGTTCCCATTTACGCTGCTCTCTTGCGAGTCGTTTGCCTACAATGGCGTCCAAGTCTTCTTGTGTGAAGGTCTTGGGTGCTTCCTGTTCAGCAGATTCCTCTTCCGGCGTCGTGTTTTCTACAGGCTCGATTGCTGCCGTGGCTTCGAGTTCTGGCGCGGAGGCATCCGCTTCGGTAAAGACATTATCGTCCATGTTTAACCCTTAGAGAGTTCCTGATGAGCCGCATCAGTACGGTTGGTGGCTAGACTACATCATTTGATGCAGTCTGGCAATCTTGTTAAAGTGCGTATGTAGCAGTGAACTGAAACGTCCTTCCGCTACAGGTAGCGTTGGTTTGCTGTACGTTCACATCGCTTGTTAAGATAAAATATTGTTGGTTCTGAATTAGCCGCGCTTTTGTGACCGATGCAGTTGCTGTTTCTAAAATAAAACTTGCGCCGACATTTGGCGGGGCGATAGGTAAACCAGAAATGGTTGTGCCTGCTACGCTTGCGGTTGCAGGAAACGTAAACCGAACAAACACTGTCATGTAGTCAGCAGTTCTGATGGCGTAGCAATCCATGCCAGTAAACGTCAAACCAGCGCCGCTAACATCTGTCAGCGTAAAAGGAATCTTAAACGAGGCGTTGGCGTTATTGGTGACAATATCGTTGACGGATGTATTGACGATAGGCTCATCAAAATAGCGAACGCCAGTGATGGAGTTGTTTACGATATTGTTGCCGCTGCCGGCGAACGCGCCGTCAAACACAATAGCGTATGACTTACCGATGCCGGGCATCCCATCTTCGATGGGGCCAAGGAAACGGTTAAACACGTTATCAGCAATGACAGTTCCGGTTGAAGGAAAATCAACGCTTTCAATGCGAATATCAGGATCGCCGGGGATTAAGTTGGTCGGGTCATTTTGCTTAGGATCAGTAGCCCAAAAAGTATTATTGGCAATGACGTTACCAGCTACGGCTGTGGTAATGTATATACACGTATCGTCTAGTTCGTGAAACGTGTTACCTATAACCTGAAGCATTTGCGGCTTATCAGCGGTAATGCCTTTACCGATATTTATGGTCGAGTATGTACCGCCAAAATAGCAGTTTGTAATTTTGTTCATGAAACTTGCGGCAGGAATCCAAATACCACCTTTCGATGGGCCACCAAGAATACCGCGGACAGCGTCAACAACAATTTCGCCTGTGCTGACAATTTTAATGGCATACTCAAATGCGAACGAATAGACAAACCCACCGCGGATGGTGGAGTCGGTGCTGCCCATAAGAATTTGGGCTTGGTTAAATGTGCAGTCTAAAATGTTGTTGAGATTTGATCCTTCAAACCATACGCCCGCGTGATGGGTAGTACGCACAACCGTGCCCGTAAGGGCCGTGTCAAAAGCGCAGTTTTGCACGTTACAACGTGAGGCGCTTACCCCAAAATGCAATTGAAACTTGGTTGGGCCGCCAGCCGCATCTGTGATTGTATTTTCAAAGCCTAAATCGCGTATGATAGCGCCTTCAACCAGAACGGTTGAAAACATGGTTTCAATGTCAGTGGCTGTTTTTAGTATGGATAGCGGGCCGTCACCAAACACAAGTTGGAAGGAAGTTTTTAACTCTAGGGCCGTGCCTATTAAATATGTGCCTTGCGGTATATAGACCGCTTTGCCTGTGTTTAATGCAGCTTGAATAGCAGCAGCGTCGTTAGCAATGCCGTTACCCACAGCGCCATAATCCAGCACGTTTACTGGAGCGCCGTTAATCAGGGAGTATGTTGCTTTTGTTAATGACATGATAGCTTCAACCTTAAACCTGATAGACAGCGGAAAATGCAAACAAAGCTGTAGCGACCAGCGCTTCAACAGAATATATGATATTACCCGAAATGGCTAATGTTGCACCGGCTGATAGGGAGTCGTTAAAAGAACTTCCGGGCGTACCGGCGGCAGCCGTAAAAGGTAAGTTAGTGCAAATAGTCGCGCCGGAGGAAGGAAATGCCACTGATGTGGAACCTGACATTGCGCCTCGAACAAAAACAAGCCGGCCAATTTTTGTGTATGTACCGCTGGAGCTAAAAGTACCTATCACCGAAAGGCCGCTGCCTTGGTTTGGTGTCCATGTGCCTTCTTCATACCAGTTCAGCAATTCGCTGGTCATGCCCGGTGCGTTGGCGTTTGCGCTGAAGTCAATGCCTTTGGCAGCAGTGCCGATTATGAGGTTGTCCGTAGATAGCGTTACTTGCGTGGCGCTTACTGCTCGGCCCGCAGTCAAATCCGACACTGCAACTTTTACGGTTGCGCCGCTTTGTACAATGGGCAGTACTTCTGTGCCTGCGAGAGGTGTTGCGGATGCGGTTAACGCAGAGATTTTTTTGTCTGCCATGTCAGTTCCTTAAAAATATGCTATTTCAATAGTGGATGTAAGCGGTGGAGCTTGGGAAAAAGTAACCGTAACCCCTGCAAGACTGTAAGTATTTTTTTGCTGATACACTCCGTTTACGTACACATTAGTAGTGTTTTCAGAAATAGGCGCGGTAGCCAAGGAAAAATTAACTTGCGCGCCATTACCGCTTGCGTTGTATATAAGGGGTATTACGTTAGTTAAATCGTTTATGCCTGCAAGGTTATCATAAGTACCAAGCAAAATGGCGGTAGACGTTTCAATCGTAAATTTGTATTTTGACCCATTAGTAAGCCAAATCTCACCGCCCGGCACGCGTCCGGCGCTGTCCAGAATGATAGGGTTTGCGTGTGGCGTAGCACCTGTTACGCTAGTATATGTTGCCTGTGGCGTAGTCGTGCCAGCGGCGTAAGTGTAAATCTTGCCGCCTGACAAAATAACGCCGTTATTGTCAAAAAACTGCGTTGCTGCACCGCCTAAAGGGGAAAGACTGACCGCCATATAATTACTCCAGCAGCAACAATCCCCCGTCCTCTTGGACGAGGTTGTCACTTATTTCAGTTTCAAGATTGCCTTGCGCTTGATCAGGACCATAGCCCGAAAAAAGCGAGACAATCGCGCCCAGACCCAAAGCCATGCCATTAGTAGGGACACCGCCGAAGCCCATGTATCAGTTCCGATTAATCGGTTTGCAATACACCGTACCGCCTGTGGACACCTGAATGGCGCTCACACGCCAAGGAGCGCCCGACGTGTTGACGGTCAGCACAAAAGGAATTGGCGTAAATGGCGGGATTGGTGTGCTGGCAGTTGTAGCTACAGCACTAACGCCGACTTCGACGTAGCAAGCCTGATCCGACCAGACCACAACGCCCTGCGCGCCGGGAGGCCATGTGGACGTGTTACCAGCAGTGCCGGTATACGCCACGCTGTATGCAGGATAATCAGCTTTGCTTAGTGGGTTTAAAAGTTCCATAGCGCGTCCTTATGCGAGAAATTTCAGTTTATACAGCGTGCTGTAATACAGGCCAAAAATCTCGTCGATAATGTTTTGGAGTGGGGTACACTCCTTATCGACGACTTTATACCGCATTTCCTCAAGTTCGTCTACCTGACCTTCAAGAAACTCGACAATGTTGTTAGTCTTCTTAGCTGACATGAGCGAAATAGGACCGATTAGGCCAT